ACTGAGAAACTATCTCCTACAACTTCACTACCTTTTATTTGTGCTCCAACAATATTTCCTTCACTATCTACACTAAAAGTATTACCTTGATTCCTAAAAGTACTACCTATAATAGTTGCTCCTGTAATAGTTTTACCATCAATAGCTCCATCAACTATCATATCTCCAGTGACTTTTAATTGATTGGCTATGACAGTTAATGCATCTGGAGTCAATGTCATTGAACTTGAACTAGTGCCACTAATAAACCATCCAATTTTATTCGCAGTTTGTTCTACCCTAGATACATCATTTCTTATAGTTCCTAGCGAGTCATTAGTGGCATAAGTATTACTTACTGTTGTTTTGAACCCATCTAATGATTGCTCAAGTGATGTTGTTTTCGTATATACTTGCTCTAAAGTAGGTGTAGTATATTTAGTTTCAGTTGGATTTTCAAAGTCTAATTTAAATCTTAACCAATACCAATATCCCTTCTCAGCAACAGGCATTGTTCCTGTCCATTCTCCACCAGTTTGTGTTGTGCTACTAGTTGATTTATACCATTGTGGTGTACTATTGATTAAAGATTGACCTTTTTCACCAGGGTCACCAGGGTCTCCTTTTCCACCTTGTATGCCTTGTTGACCTTTGTCTCCTTTATCTCCCTTAAATTTACTCCATGTGTAGTCAGTTTTATTAGCGCTCTCAGTAGGTGTTGTCTTATTAATAGCAATACCTATATACATTGTAGTATCTTTTGGAGTATCATATAATCCTGTTCCGTCTGCATTATCACTATATTTTATCCAAGTGTAATAAGTTTCTCCTTTTTCACCTCTATCACCTTTTACACCAGTATCACCTTTATCCCCTTTGATTAGACTCCATGTATAATCAGTAGGAGTATTGCTCTCAGTAGATGTTGTTTTGTTATAAGCAAAACCTATATAAGTTTTACCAGTTGGGTCATTACTAATACCTTCACCAGTTATAGTGTCTGCGTATCTAATCCATGTGTAATAAGTTGTACCAGCTTTACCAGGTGTTCCTGGTATTCCTTGTGGTCCCTGTTCACCTTGCTCACCTTGAATACCTTGTATCCCTTGGTCACCTTTTTCACCTTTAATGTTACCACAATCTATCCAGTCATTCTTACTTGTTGACCAAGCATATAAAGTACCATTAACAGTATAACAATCACCAGCATTTCCTGTTGGATGAGCTTTTTTCAATTCTTCCAATGAAGGATATTTATCTAGTATATTTACTCCTGTTCCGTCTTCACCTTTGGCCCCTTGGATACATACAGGTGTACTATATGTTGTTGTGCCATTTACTTTTCCATAATTGATACGTTGCCAAATATATTTTCCCTCTTGCCATTGTGGAGTTGTTGTTGACCAACTACCTCCTTGCATTGAAGTGGCACTAGTTGATACATAATATTCAATGGAAACACTATTAAGAGTTGAACCCATTGAACTAATAGTTTGCTCGTGTTTATCCACTGTATCTTTAACACTATTAAAGGCATTTTTTAAAGTAGTAGTTGTACCATTATCCTCAATAGTAGTATTGGTTATCAATGTTTCTATTTTTCCATTAGCTATTCCTATATTAGTTGTATTAGTGGATACTTGTGTTTTTAATCCACTTATATCTCCAGTGGCAGTATTTATATTATCTACTTTAGTAGATAGGCTATTAAATAACACGTCTAAAGTTTGATTTTTATCATCAAATTTTATTTTACTAGATTTAAGGGTGTATCCACTTTCATTCATAGTAGAAAATAAACTTGCTATATCAAGTTTGC